GGTGCGGCACGTCAAGCTCCTCACAAGCCCTAACACGGTGCTTGAGTACAAGTCGCCTGTCGCTCTGGAAAGTGAGTTCGGTGGCACTACTGGCAAGCCACGCGCTTATACGATTGTAGGTGGCGAGATACAGTTCCGCCCCGTGCCAGATACCTCATACAACGCACAGATCATCTATGTGGGTTCCATATCTGCATTGAGCGACAGCAACCTTGTCAACACGATCCTTACACGTCATCCCGACGCCTATCTCAGCGGTGCGCTCACAGAGGCGTACACGTACCTGATGGATGAACAGCGTGCACAAATCTATGACACCAAATTCACTCGCGCCATTGAAGAGATCAAGCGAGATGAAGAGCGGGCGCAGTACGGCACTGGCACCCTGCAAATGACCAGCATTTACCAACGGCAAAACTCAGCAGGAGCAAGCTAATGGCTGCGATGAGCGATTATTTGGAAAATGAAATCCTAGACCATATCCTGCGAAACGCTGCGTTTACCTCGCCATCCGCTGTATATCTAGGGCTGTCCACCGGCACATTCGGCGATGATAACAGCGGTACTGAACTAACTGGCAACAATTACTCACGCGTTGCAGTCACCTTTGATGCTGCATCTGGTGGCGCTACTGATAACACTGGCGCAATCGAGTTTGCGGCCGCAACGGGAACATGGGGAACCGTATCCCACTTCGGTCTGTTCGATCAAAGCAGCGGCGGCAACCTACTCATACACGGTGCGTTTTCCGGCGGTGGCAAGACGATTGCTTCGGGCGATGTGCTGAAGATCGACGCTGGCGATTTAGACATCACGATTGACTAGGTTTTAGCGCATGGCTCTCGTTCTTAAAGACAGAATTAAACAGCAAACAACCACCACCGGCACCACAGATGCCTATGTGCTGTCAGGTTCTTTCACAGGCTTTGAGACATTTGCTGAAATTGGTGACGGAAATACAACTTATTATTGCTGTACGGACGGCACAGACTTTGAGATTGGCATCGGCACTTTTACTGCGTCTGGCACTACGCTTGCGCGCACAACAATCCTTCAGTCAAGCAACAGCGATGCGGCGTTCGATTGGCAAGCCGGCACACGCACGATCTTCGTGACTCAGCCTGCGGAAAAGGCTGTGTTCCTCAATGCTGACGGAAATCTTGATATAGGTACGGGGTTCATTACAGCTAGTGATGGTTCAGTAGGTTTCAAAACTAGCGGCACTACTATAGCAACTGCTTCTAATACTAATTTCAAAGTTTTTCGCGATTTGGTAATTGAAGGTTCAGGCGATGATTTAATCTTCAACAGAGGAATAAATTACACAACCACCTTAACATCAGTAGACCCCTCAGCGCAGAACCAAATAATTACGTTGCCTGATGCTACTGGCACGGTTGCCCTAACCAGTAATCTTGGGACTATAGCTTCACAAGCCGCTGATAGCGTTGACATTGACGGCGGTGCAATTGACGGCACGGCCATCGGCGCTAATTCAGTTTCCACAGGTGCATTCAGTACAATTTCAACGACAGGCGATGCAACCCTTGCGGGAGATGGTTCGTCGGGCGGTGTTACTTTAGCAGACGGCCAAATTGACATTCGCACCGGGACCGGCAGTGTCGCAAAGGTCAAATTCTACTGCGAGAGCAGCAACCAGCATCACCAAACTCTTCAAGCTGCGGACCACAATACAGATTCATCTGCGGTTCTTACTCTACCCGCACTGACCGGCACACTGGTCGGCACAGGCGACAGTCAGTCTGTTGCAACGTCCATGATTGAGGATAATGCGGTCACGGGCGACAAGCTGAATGACATTGCTGATGTTTCTGGTTCTTACACATCAGCCGACATCACTGTTGATGGGCAAGGCCGGATTACGGCGGCTGCCAATGGCACTGGTAGTGGTGGAGGTGGTAGTGGCATAAATATTCAAGATGATGGCAATGCGTTATCCACAGCGGCAACGACTTTGAACTTTGCCGGTGACGGCGTGACAGTTACTGGCAGCACAGCGACAAAGTTAATAACCATTCCTGGTGCTACTGGTGGCAGCGGCATATCCGCAGGCAAGGCTATCGCACTGGCAATGGTCTTCGGGTAGGAGTAAAGATGGCTAACCCAAACATAGTCAACGTCACCACTATAAATGGACAAGTAGCGGGGCAAGCCGTAGGCACCTCACTATCTGCAATCGTTACAAATTCCGCTGGCAGTGGCAAAATCTACAAGGTGAACAGCCTCATCGTTGCGAACATTGACGGCACCAATAACGCAAGCATTGATGCTGTTGTCGATATCGCGGGTACTGATTATTACATTGCAAAAACCGTAACTGTACCAGCCGACGCTTCCATTGTTGTAATCAGCAAAGAAGCGCCAGTTTACCTGACCGAAAACTCACAGATTGAGCTATTAGCCAACGCAACGGGTGATCTTCATGCAGTCGTTAGCTACGACGAGATTTCGTGATGCGGATTGCCAGTTACAATTTATCAAACACCCAAAAGACAAAGTTACTTGACGTTGCCGAAGGTACAGATTGGCTCTCGGCAGAAACAATTTATGCGCAAAACAAAGGTTCCAACGAGGTCGATTTGATAATTACGCACACAATTCAAGGTGACGAGGTTGAAGTTATAAGCACGTCTTTAGTTGCAAACCAATCTGAACCAATTGTTGTTCACGCCTCTTCAATCACTGTTGAGCCAAACAGTTTTGTGAGCGCAACAGCCAGCCATGCAAATGTAGATTTAGAATTTGTGGTGATAGATCATGCTTTATAAAAACGGTTCAATTATTGGCGTTCAAAATGCTGCATCACTCGGTGCTGCAAGTGGCGTGTGGGACTTGAATGCTGTTCAACAGTTTCGTGAAGAATTGACTTGGCCTAGCGTTTTTGTTTATCAATTGCTGGAAAGCCGAACTGGCGCTGGCAGTGCAAACGTATATACACAAAGCACCTATTCAATTGGTGGAACCAGCATTGCTGGCACGACGGGTAGGTGGGTCGTTCACCATCGTAACACAATATCATTTCAATGCGACGTTCAGTACGATTCAATAACCCTGCCAACGGCTAGTGGTGATGTGACTTACGACTTTGACTCTAGTGCTGAAGGATTTGAGACTACAGCCACAGCTGCAAATCCCGGTCAGGCAATAACTGATTATCTCAGCGCAACATTTAGTTCTGTAACTACAAGCTCCGCCGGGGCCATGCGTTTCAATCGTGATTCAGGTGGCACTCAATCAAGCAGCACTGGCGGCGGCGCTAAATCCTCTGGAGTCGGGATCGATCATTCCCTTGGCACAACGTCTGGCTTTTATATTTATTATGAGGGTAGCAGCGCTGGTAGTTCTAGTGCGCCCGGTTCAGGCTTCCTGCGCAGCCCAGAAGTGACGCTTGCTTCGACAGGCACCATTGAATGGTATCAGTCTGAACATGGCTCTCGACTAGCCGATTCTGTCCGCGACGTTTACTGGATTGTTTCCACATGATTGGCACTTTTGCTTTTGGCGAAGCGCCATTTTGCGTCGATGACGCCACTTTATTTGTCGTACAAAATGTTGACGGCAGCGCAACTATTTCTGTAGGCGCATCTGCAACAGCTTTGCGCGTTCAGTTTGTGTCTGGCTCTGCGGATATTTCAACAACAGCGGTCGGTATCGCCCTAAAAATGCTGCTTGTTTCCGGCGCTGCGTCGGTAACGGTTACAGCTACATCTGCATCAGACCGAATAAGACTTGTGAGCGGGGCCGCAGACACGGCTGTTACAGCCTCCAGTGCGTTCTCGCGCATCCGTGGGCTAGACGCTACTGCACAGATTGTGACGACAGCAACGGGTGATTTTGTCGGGATTTTTGTAGTAGCCGGCGCGGTGAACATTGCGCTGAATCAAAGCACGGTTGCGAACATTCTTGGCGATGCGTGGACAATCGTGCCCGAAGGTTCTGAAACGTGGACAATACAACCCTCAAGCGGTAGCTGGTCGGTGCAGGCTGAAGGTTCAGAGACTTGGTCAATTGTGCCTGAAGGCAGCGAAACATGGACACCCGTTTCAGCGGGCAGTGAGACGTGGAGTAATCAATGATTTCGTTTGGTGAATGGCTACCAGATCAGCCACCGCTAGATAACCCCGGCGTCACCATTGCCACAAATGTGATCCCGGCGGCCAAGGGTTACCGTAGCGTCAAAAACTTTGTGGACTTCAGCAATGCAGCCAGCGGCAGGCTGCGCGGCATCTTTAGTGCAAAGGACACTGACGGTAATTCGTTTTTGTT